AAAACTTTAAACAAAGCAGTTGAAATTGGATTAAAAGCATGGGCTAAAGCAATTGACCCACCACTACTTGTTCAAGATGATGGAGTAATTGGTAGAGTTAGAATGACACCTGCTGGAATTACAGTTGTTAGAAATGACGGTGCTGTTAAACCATTACAAATTGGTTCTAATTGGCAAATAACTGACATGAAAGAAAACCAATTAAGAACTGCTATTAGACAAGCATTTTATTCAGACCAATTACAATTACAAGAAGGCCCACAAATGACAGCAACAGAAGTTCAAGTTAGATATGAACTTATGCAAAGATTACTTGGGCCAACATTAGGTCGTTTCCAAACTGAATTTTTAAATCCATTAATTGAAAGAGTATTTGGAATTATGTTTAGAGCAGGTGCTTTAATGCCTGCACCAGATGTTATTCAAGACACTACAATTGATGTAGAATATGTTGGGCCATTAGCTAGATCACAAAGAATGGAAGAAGCAGTTGCTATAGAAAGATTATATACTTTAGCAATGAATATTGCACAAGTTGATCCTGCTATTATGGATAACATAGATCACGATAACGCAATTAGAATGAGAGCAAAATTACTTGGCGTACCTAAAACTGTTTTAAGAGGCAAAGATCAAGTTGATGAAATGAGAGCCGCACAAGCAGAAGCACAACAACAAGCGGCAATGGCACAACAAGCACAACAAGAAGCACAAGTAGCTAACACACAAGCTGATGCAACTAAAAAATTAGCAGACCCTAATGTACAATCCGCTATGGGAGATATGGCAGATGATATGGGTATGTCTGATATGATGGGATAATATGGCAGATCAAGATACTGATCTAAAACAATTAAAACAACAATACAAAATTACATTTTCATCTAAAGAAGGTGAGAAGGTATTAGCAGATTTAACGTCTGCTTATTATCATAGAAGTTCATTTAAAGAGAACCCATATGAAACAGCCTTTCGTGAAGGACAACGATCGGTATTAATCAGAATAATCAATTTAATAAAGGAGAATAAAAATGTCTGATGAACAAACGACCACTAATGACAATCCAGCAGTAGAAACTCAAATAGCTGATGCAGTACAAGGCACAGTTAATACAGTTCTTGGATCAGAAAGTGATAATCAAAATGATTGGAGATCAACACTTTCAGAAGATTTAAAAAATGATCCAACTTTATCAAACTTTAAAGATGTAGAAAGTCTTGCTAAAACTGTAGTACATCAACAAAAAGTATTAGGTAGCAGAATACCATTACCTAAAACTGATGAAGAACGTAACGAACTTTATAATAAATTAGGCAGACCAGAAGATGCTAGTAAATATGAAGTTAATATTCCAAATGAAATGGCAGAATTTATGCCTAAAGAAGATATTGAACAATTTAAAAATGTTGCTCATAAAATTGGATTAAATAACGAACAAGTAAATGCATTAATGGAATTTCAAGTTGGTGCAACTAAAGCTAGTTTAGATAATCAAGGCGCAATTCTTAATCAAGAAAAAGAAAAATCAACAGAAGTTCTTAAAAAAGAATGGGGTTATGATTATGATAAAAATGTAAGGGCGGCACAAAGAGCATTAAATGTTTATGGTGATGCAGAATTACAACAACTTTTATCTGAAACATCTGCTGGAAATAATCCTGCTGTAGTAAAATTTTTAGCAACTATTGGTAAAGAGGTAACAGAAGATATGGCTCAAAATACTACTAATAATAGATTAGCTACATCTCCGTTAGATGCTAAAGAAGAAATTAATAATGTTATGGCTGATACAAGTCATGCTTATTTTAATCCATCACACCCAAACCATGAAATTGCTGTAGAAAAAATGCGACAATTACATGAAAAAGTGTATGGTAAATAAGTCACAAGTGTGATATTATTACAACAATATATTTGCCCGCAAGGACAACAAATGTATAAGTCATGTTGACTATAAAACCGTAGTGATTGTATCGTTATTACAATAAGGTTTCCCAGAAATGGATAAAGACCGATTAATTGGAATATGGTTTAATACATTTGTATTATGCTCTCTATTCTTAACTTTTAAATAAGGACTAAATAACATGAGTACACAAATAACAACAGCTTTTGTAGAACAATACAAAAGTAATGTGTTTCATCTTGCACAACAAAAAGGTTCAAGGTTAAGAGGTGCGGTTAAATCTGAAACGGTAACTGGTACATCTCATTACTTTGAAAGAATTGGTGCAACTGCGGCACAAGTAAGAACAACAAGACATTCAAATACTCCTCAAATTGACACGCCTCACTCAAGAAGAAAAGTGACGCTTGCTGATTACGATTGGGCAGATTTAATTGACCAAGAGGATAAAGTAAGAATGTTGATTTCACCTCAATCTGAATATGCAAAAGCTGGTGCTTACGCTATGGGTAGAGCAATGGATGACGCAATTATTGCGGCCGCTTCTGGCAATGCATTTGGTGGAGTAGCTGGTGCTACTTCTGTTGCATTACCTGCTGGTCAAAAAATTGCAGTAGGCACTACTTCTCTAACAGTTGCAAAACTTATTGCGGCTAAAGAGATTTTAGATGCTTCTGACGTTGATCCAGATGAAACTAAATACTTGGTTTGTTCAGCTAAAGAGATTACTTCTCTATTAGGTGATGACAAAGTAACTTCTGCTGATTACAATTCAGTAAAAGCACTTGTTGCAGGCCAAATTGATAGTTTCATGGGCTTTAACTTCATCAGAACTGAAAGAATTGCGGCTTCTGGCGGAGATAATCTAGCACTTGCGTTCACTCAATCAGCTATTGGTCTTGCTCTTGGAAAAGACATTGCTACTAGAATATCTGAAAGAGATGACAAAAACTACGCAACTCAAGTATTCCTATCTATGACGATTGGTGCTACTAGAGTTGAAGATGAAAAAGTTGTAGAAATCGCTTGTAACGTATAATATACTTATACTTACAATTTTTTACAAAGTGGGGCGTTGAAATATACGCCCCATACAATATTTAAAAAGGATTTATGGCTACAGAAGTTTCAATTTGTTCAAACGCATTAAGAAGATTAGGAGATGATCCTATTACATCTCTTACAGATGATACTGAAAGAGCAAGACTTTGTAATTCATTTTATCCAGATGCAAGAGATGCAGTATTAAGATTACACACTTGGAATTTTGCAGTTACAAGAGCATCATTAGCACAATTAGCAACAGCACCCTCTTATGGGTTTGCATATCAATATTCACTTCCTTCTGATTGTTTAAGAGTATTACAAATGGAAGAACCTCATTTTATTTTTAAAGTAGAAAACGTAGCTACTCACGGTAGAGTATTATTAACAGATGAAGGTACAGCTAACATTATGTATGTTGCAAGAATTACTAATACTACATTAATGGATAGTATGTTTGTTGATACACTTACTGCAAAATTAGCTACAGATTTAGCTTATCCTGTTACAAATTCTGTTCAATTACAAACTCAAATGCAGAAACTCTATGAATATAAACTTTCGGAAGCCCGTAGTGTTGATGGACAAGAAGGATTTATTGATGATCTTGTTTCTGATACATTTACAACTTTCCGAAGATAATGGCTAGAGTACATCCTTTTCAAACTAACTTTACTGCTGGTGAATTAACACCAAAACTTGCAGGCCAAATTGATTTTAAAAAATACAATAATGGCGTTGAGATAATGGAAAACATGACAGTATTTCCACAAGGCGGTGCATCAAGAAGATATGGTACTAGATATGTAGCACCAGTTAAAGATAGTTCTAAAGTAACTAGATTAATTCCTTTTGAATTTAATGTTGAACAATCATATGTATTAGAATTTGGAGATCAATATATTAGATTTTATAAAGATGACGGTCAAATAACTTCTGGTGGTTCTCCATATGAAATATCTACAAATATTACAGAAGATAAATTATTTGAAATACAATTTACACAATCAGCAGATATTATGTACATTGTACATGAAAGTTTACCTCCACAAAAATTATCAAGATTAGGTCATACTAATTGGACATTATCAACAGTAGAATTTCAAAATGGGCCATTTTTAGATAAAAATGAAAGTTCAATAACTTTTACATCATCACATCAAGGTATTGGTACAGGTAGAACATTAACTGCATCTGGTAGTGGTTTTGGTAAAGATAATAATGGTTTTCATTCAAGTGATGTTGGTAGAAGTATATCAATGAAAGATGGTTGGGGAGTTATTACAGCTTATACATCAGCAACAGTTGTTACTTGGGAAATAAAACAAGATTTAGGATCAGCAACAGCTACAACAGATTGGGCATTAGGTGCTTGGTCTGAACATACAGGATATCCTAAAACAGTTTCATTTTTTGAACAAAGATTAGTATTTGGTGGTAGTACATATTATCCACAAACTATATGGGCATCTGAAAGTGGTTTTTATGAGCATTTTCATACAGGCGCAGGTGATCCAGCAGATAGTTTTATTTATACTATTGCCGCTAACAAAGTAAATACTATAAGATGGTTAGCACCCGCTAGAGATTTAATTGTAGGTACTGCTGGTGGTGAATTTAAAGTTGGAAAACCTGCTGGTGAGCCTTTACAACCCGATAACGTACAGATTACACAACAAACTACTTATGGTGGTTATACAACACAACCTATTCAAATTGGTAACGCTGTATTATTTTTACAAAGACAAAGAAAAAAGATTAGAGAATTTTCTTACAGATTTGAAGATGATGCATATCTTGCACCAGACATGACATTGCTTGCTGAACATATTACAGGTAATGGAATTGTTGATGTTGATTATGCACAAGAACCAGAAAGTATTTATTGGGCAGTAAGAGAAGATGGTACTTTATTAGGTATGACTTACCAAAGAGAAGAAGATGTTATTGCTTGGCATAGACATATTATTGGTGGTTCATTTAAACAAACTTTTAATGCGGTAACTGATGTTACACCTAAAACAACTGATCCTCTTTTTAATGGTTTTATTACAATATCTGGTCATGGTTTTGTTACAGGTGATAAAGTTTTATATAGCGCAAACGGTGGAACTAAAATTGGTGGCTTACAAGATAATACTTATTATTATGTTATAGCAAAAGACGCTAACAATATTGAATTTGCAGAAACATATCAACAAGCAAAAGATAGAACTGTAATACAAATATCTGCTGGTGTTGGTACACAAAATATACAATCACAAGCTAAAGTTAAATCTATTTGTACTATTTCAGAAGAATTAGAAAATCAAACATGGATTATTGTTGAAAGAAAAGTAAACGGTAGCATAGTAAAATATGTTGAATATTTAGATAAAAATGTAAATATGGATAGTTGTTTATCTACAACTGTAAATGCTAGTAGTACAACAATAACAGGATTAAATCATTTAGAAGGTGAAAGTGTACAAATACTTATTGGTGATGCTGTATATCCAAATCAAATAGTTACAAGTGGAGAAATATCTGTTAGTCTATCACCAAATACAGGTTATAAATCTTTAGAAGTTGGTCTTGGTTTTGTATCTCAACTTAAGACTATGAGAGTAGAAGCTGGCGCATCTGCTGGTACTGCACAAGGTAGAAAAAAGAGATATAATGAAGTTATGGTAAGATTACATGAAACAGTAGGAATTAATATAAATGGAGATCAATTACCATTTAGAACATCATCCACTCCAATGGGTCAAAATATTAAAGAATTTACTGGAGATAAAAGAGTAATTAATCTAGGATGGGATCGTGACGGACAAATAATTATAAAACAAGAACAACCATTACCTATGACAGTATTAGGAATAACAGGAACATTAGTAACAAGTGATTAAGGAGATTAAATAATATGGCATGGCAAGTATTGGCCGCAATGGCCGCAAGTACAGCAGTTACGTTGATGGGTCAACGTCAACAAATGAAAACTATAAAAGCAAATGCGGCTTGGCAAAATTATGAAAATGAACTTTCATTTCAATATGAGAAACAAAAGACATTAAAAGCACAAGCTAAATTAATGAGCAAACAAAGAGCCGCTATAGGTGCATCTGGCGCACAATTTACTGGTTCACCATTAATTGTAGCTAATGCAGATTTTGAAGAATTTGAAAGTGATTTATGGTATATGGAAAAAAGATTTTTTGTTCAAAGTGCGGCAAGAGATGCTGAACTAACAGGATTACTTACAGCCCAAAAATATAAAATGGGTGCAACATTATTGTCTGGTGCAAGTAGTGCAACTACTTATAAATATGGAAATACAGCCGCAAAAACTACAGGAACTACAATATAATGATATATTTAATTAAAGTTTGGGATGGTATGGAAAAGATATTTGAGGGATACTCAAGAACTGATCCTAGTGTTAATAAAAGTTTTAGTGCATGGACAGATAAAACAAATGAACAAGGTACAACTACAAAAGTAGATTTTACACCTGCTAGATATAGGCTTACATATGAAACTGCCTAGATATACAAGTCAAAATTCATCTGGTGTTGTTTCTAGTAATAGATCATTAACAACTGGTACTCAAACTGGTAGTGCTATTGCTGATATAGGTGCATTAGCTTTAAATAAAGTTGCTGAATATGGTGCAATGAAAAATAACCATGAAGCAAAATTAAGAAGATTAGATATTAATACTAATAAATCTTTATCAGACAGTATGATGTTTGGTAAAGTTTCTGAATTTGAAAATAGTTTAGAAACTAGAGAAGATTTTTTAACTCCAGAAAATTGGTTATTAGATTTTGACAAGCAATCAAAAGGATGGGAAAAAGAATTTAAAACAGGTTTAGATGAGCAAACTTGGAAAGAGTATCAACCTTTATATTATCAAAAGTTTTTTGAAAGTAAAAACAAAGTTGTTAAAGCAGTAAATAATCAAAAGTTAAAAAATGCAGGTCATGCTTTTAATCAAGCAGTTGATACATTTCAAAAATCAGTAGAAAATTCTACATCTTTAAATGAAATAGAAGCACAATATGAATTATTTACTGAAATACATTTAAAAGACAATGTTAAAACTAATCTATTTGATGCAGATAAATTTAACGCAGTTAAAGATGAGGCTAAACAATTTACAAATGTAAAATACACAATGTTTCAAGCAACAGAAGGTTTAAATATTTTATCACCTAATGGTAGTAAAGAAGTAGATTGGAATAATGTTGTATCAAGATTAAAAAATAAAGAATTTAAAATGTTAGATATTGATGGTAATGAACTTACTGTAGATGATGATTTAAGACAAACTTTAATTAAAGATGCTAATGAAAAATTTACTACTCAAAATTCTTTACACACAAGACAAAAAGAAGAAAAGAATAAAACTATCAAATTAGATTTTACCAATAGAATAATTGGTATGGAAACTGGATCAGAAGAAGGTAAAGAAGGTGCTAAAAATTTTATGGCTGATTTAGAAAAATCAGATTTAGAACCTACAACAAAATTAAGTTTAAGAACTGCATACAATGCATCTCTTAATAATATGAAAAATGGTAAAAATAGTTGGAACTCTGTAGAAGGACAACAAGCATTATCTTTAACTACTTATTTAGTTGCATCTGGTGCAATGGACACAGAAGAAGAAAGAGATGTTATTTTTGATATGATGGCTAAAGGTTTATTAGAACCTAAAACTGCATTAAGTTTATATAATGAAAGTATTAAACTAACTAAAAATAGAAACGTATATAAAAAAGATTTAACTACAAGAGCAACTTCTATGCTTATGAAAGAAATAGGTGCTGGAGAAGGTGTAATGAGTTTATTAAATAATTTATCAAATATTCCACCTGCGGAAAGAACAGTAGCTTTAACTGCGGCATTAGATAGTGGAAGAATGACACAAGAAGCATATAATGCTATGAATAATATGTTTAGTTTACTTGCTCAAGGTGAAAGAAAAGGATTTACATACGAAAATATGTTAGTTAATCAAAGACATCCAAATTACATTTTAGGTGATTTAATTTCATCTTATAAAGGTTCTATGGATGACGCTAGATTAAAAGAATTACAAACTAAAATTGATGGTCTTGTAGGTACAACAGAAACAGATAAAACTTTCTATATTATGCCTACAGAATACTTTACAAAGAAAACACCTTCAAATGCTAATATGATTATGCCACAAAGACTTGAAGGAGAAGGTGTATTAGAATATGTTAAACGTGCTAAAAAATTAATTAAAAGAAATGATAACTTACCGAGTGTTATAACAGGTCAAACTATAGAAACATTAGACATATCAGACTTGTTTATAGTACCAGATTTTGAATAAATATGAAAATAACAGCTTTACAATTATCACAAGCTGGTTTTAATAACGATACAATTAAGTCGTATGTTGATAACCAAGTTCCTTTATTAGAAAAAGCAGGATTTAGTAAAAACGAAATATATAAATCTTACGGTATTACACAAGTACAAAATACCCCATTACATGATTTTGACATGATGGAAGATACTACTGCTATTACAGATAACAGTATGACATTAGGTAAGAAATCTAGCTTAATGAAAACTCAAGATGAAGAAAATGCAAACACTATAAATAGTAGCAAAACAAGTGATGCAAAATACAATCTTAAAAACACTACATTTGATTTACTTAAAAACGAAGATCAAGCTAAAATTGTAGAAAAAATTGGTGAAGCATACAAATTATTTAAAGAAGATGATGAAGGTAGAATTGGTTTTATAGATAATTGGATGGAAAATTATTATCCAAACATTGCTTATGAAAAGAAAAACTTTATGAATAATCCAGATTTAAGTTTAGCTGAAAGTGCTTTAAATGATGAGCAAGTTAAAATGATGGATGGTTTAATAGCTAAAGATAGAATATCTGGTAATCTAGGTTTTAACCAAGAAGAAGGTAGATATGTATTTGACCAAAATTTTGTAGAAGCTGAAAAAGAAAGAAAATTTAATGAAAAAATAAATGTATTACATACAGCATTTTCAACAGGCCAAAACACTTTATCATTATTAGAATATACTAAACAAAATTATGGATTTAATGATATGCAAAATATGTATCTTAATGAATTCATGTCATTTGTTTCAGCATTAGAAAGTGATAATAAAAATATTTACAATGCAGATGGTAGTGCGGCTGGTTTATTTCAATTTAGAAAGTCTGGTTTTAGAACTGCAATAAATAGATTTAATAACATTATGACTAGAATGAACCCTAATTATCAATTACCTAATTGGGTTCAAGATGCATTAGTACACCAAGACCCTACAAGATTATCACCAGATGAACAAAAAGCATTAGCATTAGCTAACTTTTTAGAAATGCCTGCAAGTACAAAGTTTAATCGTGCAGGTTCAGATGCTTTATTAAAAGCAATTGCAGACGGTGACGTTGATGCAATGAAAGAATTATATATAAAATATCATCATGCTGATTATGAAAAAGTAGAAGATATACAAGCAGGAGATGGTCAAGAATATAGACTTGTAGATAATGAAGCATTAAGAGATAGAACGGATAAATATTTTTCTAAATGGGGTACTGATAATTATGAATATCAAACAGCGCAATTAGCTTATTGGGGTAACGATAATATAGTTACTAAAGCATTAGAAAAATTACCTGCTAATGCAGGAGATAAATTATTAAATGCTTTTGGTGGTAAAGGTTATTACAACGTATTTACAAATGGATATGAAATGTCTGTATCTGGTGTAATGGATAGATATTACCAAGTATTTATTGATGATCCTAATGCTGATCCATATGAAGCAATACAAAAAGTATTTATGTATCAAGATCAAAGATTTGACAAAGATATTATTTCTGCGGCTACAACATTAGTCAATGATTTACCTTATATGGCGGCAGGTTGTTTTGCGGCCGCAGGTACAGCATTAGTTGGTAGTTTAGGTGCATCTACACCTGCTACACCTGTTATATGTGGTGCTGGTGGTTTTGCATTACCAGAAGTTATGAGATCAGCATATATGAGAGCAATAGAAGATAATTACGTTGGATCATTTTCAGAATTTTTAAGTCATT